ACAAGGCCGTTCTCAAAGAAACTGGACAGGATTTTGACGAGATGACTTCGGAACGGTTGATGATTGGTGGAACAGAAGAAGCTCAAGCACCCGTTGAGGTGCCTGAGCAGTAAGGCGCTATTGGCTAAGCGATTCGATACCGCCTTGGGGCTCCCTCATCTTTGTGGGATGTGATGGTCAGCCCAAGCCTTTTCTTGAGGGCATTGCTCATGGCTCCGCGTACCGTATGGCGTTGCCAGCCTGTGGCATCAGCGATTTCTTCGATGGTTGCGCCTTCGGGGCGCTGCATCATCTCAATCATGGTCGCCTGCTTGGTGCCGGACCGGTGGCTTGGCTTGTCGGCTGAAGGTTTCTTGCCGATTGCCGTGTATCCGGTGGCGCTGATGCAATAGCCATCGCCCTTGGGCTCGATCAGTTCCCGGTTCAATAATCCCTGAATCACCCGGTTGCGCACACCCGCGTTGACGTTTGCGGGCAATGGCTCGATGTTGCCGCCGGAACGACTGGAGGCTGCGTGAAGGATACGTTCTTGAGTGGCTGTCAGTTTCATGGTCTGGGTTCTCCTGTCGGGTTTTATTCAGCGTATTCACCTTCGTGGAAAGCGGCGTCGGTGATCTGTTTGAGTAGCTCAGCGTAGTGGCCCAGATCGCCCACATGGCCCCAGGTGACTTCCTCCGGGGCGACATTGAAGTGGTCACCGCTAAGGGCTTGCAGCCGCGCCAACATGGTGTCGATTTCGGCTTTCCTGGCGATGAAGGTGTCGATGGCAGTGGGTTTCTGGCTCATGCTCGCTCTCCTTCCTTGATGAGTTCAATAATGACCGCGGCCATGCCGCCGATGTACTCGCCCTTGTGGAACATGATGTCGTCGATCTCGTCGTAACTGTCGACGCTATCCTCGATAGCTTGTAGGTCATCTTGTTGCGGCATCAGTTGTTTTGCCTTCACTTTGAATGCTTGCGCTTTGGTCATTGTTGTTCTCCTCAGGCGATGTTGATCTGGGTGCCGTTTTCAAGGGTCAGCCCGGTGCAACCGGGTTCCCGCTCGATGTAGGCGATGGCCTTAATCAGGGTCGGGCTCTGGATTTCCCGCTTTGGGAAGGTCATGGGGCGTTCACCCGGGAAGGTGATCGTATAGCTGTTTTCAGGCTTGCTTGCGTTCATCTGCATGTCTCCGTCTGTGCTTGACCGTGGTGACATGAACGCTTCCTTCGGAGAACTAATCAACTCATTTCTGCTTATTTTTCAAACAAATAACTGTTTAATAAACAAAGAGATACAGGCATGGGGATTTCCATCCGGGCCTACGGCCGCCATCGCGGCGTATCGGACGCGGCGGTGCGCAAGGCCATCAAGGCCGGGCGCATTACGCCGGAACCGGATGGCACGATCGATCCGGACAAGGCCGATGCCCAGTGGGACAGGAACACGGATGCCGCGCAGCAGCGAGGCGATAAACGAAAGGCGGTACCCGCCGCCGCACTTGATGCCGTCGCCGACACCTTGCGGGAGCAAGGCGGATCAGCCGGAGGCGGCACCACCTATACGCAGGCCAGAGCGGCCAACGAGGTGCTCAAGGCCCAGACCAATCGCATCCGCCTGCAACAACTCAAGAAGGAGCTGGTGGATCGATCCAAGGCACTGGCCCATGTATTCAAGCTGGCCCGCGCGGAACGTGATGCCTGGATGAGCTGGCCAGCCCGGGTCTCAAGCCAAATGGCTGCCGAACTGGGCGTCGACGCGCACACCATGCACGTCACGTTGGAAGCCTATGTCAGACAGCATCTCTCAGAGCTCGCCGACGTTCAGCCGCGGGTGGACTAGTGGAATTGATCATTACGATGGCGCGCTCGATATCGAAAAAGCCTGGCGCGAAGGACTCAAACCCGATCCTTTCATGGCCGTCTCGGAATGGTCGGATCAATACCGTGTGCTTTCACCCAAATCGGCCGCCGAACCAGGCCGCTGGCGCACCGAACGCACCCCCTATCTGAAAGAGATCATGGACTGCCTGTCGGTGTCCTCACCGGTACAGCGGGTGGTGTTCATGAAAGGGGCCCAAGTGGGCGGCACAGAGGCGGGCAATAACTGGATTGGCTATGTCATCCACATTGCCCCGGGACCAATGATGGCCGTTTCGCCCACCGTGGAGATGGCCAAGCGCAACTCCCGACAGCGTATCGATCCGCAGATCGAGGATGTGCCGGAATTGCGTGAACGGGTCGCCCCGGCGCGCAGCCGGGACTCCGGCAACACAGTGCTTTCCAAAGAGTTTCCGGGTGGTGTTCTGGTCATGACCGGCGCGAACAGCGCCGTGGGTCTGCGCTCCATGCCCGCACGCTACCTGTTTATGGATGAGGTGGACGGCTATCCCGGCGATGTGGAGGGTGAAGGTGATCCGATCCTGCTTGCCGAGCGGCGCTCGGCCACTTTCCAGCGACGCCGCAAAGTGCTGTTGGTGAGCACGCCGACCATCAAGGGGCTTTCGCGTATTCAGCGGGAGTTCGATGCCTCGGATCAACGCTACTATCACGTGCCCTGTCCGGAATGCGACCATTATCAGCCGCTGCGTTTCGCTCAGCTGCGCTGGCCGGAAGGACAGCCGGACAAGGCCCGGTATTGCTGTGAATCCTGTGGTGCACTGATTGATGAGCACCACAAGACGCAAATGCTGGCCAATGGCCGCTGGGTGCCCACCGCCGAAGGCGATGGCCGCACCCGGGGATATCATTTGTCATCCCTTTACAGTCCGGTGGGTTGGTTTTCCTGGGCCGATGCCGCGCAGATGTTCGAGGCGGCCCAGAACAATCCCGATCTGATGAAGGGCTTCGTCAACACCGTGTTGGGCGAGCCCTATGAGGAAGAGTTTGAAGCGCCCGAATGGGAGCGGCTCTATGAACGCCGGGAACAGTATCCCATCGGGGTAGTGCCGGTGGGTGGGCTTTTTCTTACCGCTGGCGTGGACGTCCAGCGCGACCGGCTCGAATGCGAGGTGGTGGCCTGGGGCCGTCACAAGATATCGTGGTCGGTGGACTATCAGGTTCTCGACGGCGATACCGCGCAGCCGGACGTATGGCAGAAGCTCTATACGCTGCTGGCAAAGGACTGGCCTCATGCCCTGGGTGGCACCTTGCCGATCCGCGTGATGTGCGTCGATTCCGGGTATGCCACGCAGGACGTCTATGGCTGGGTGCGCAAGCATCCGCAGGCGGTCTGGGGCGGTGCCGGTGCCAGAGCCTCCCAGCCCAGAACGGCGGTCGCCATCAAGGGGCGTGCCCCGGATACGGCACTCATCTTGAGTGTTTCCAAGGCCGACACCGGCGGCAAGCGAAAAGGCCTGCGGGTCTGGAATGTCAGCGGTCCGGTGGCCAAGGTGGAACTCTACCGCTGGCTGAAACTGCCGCGCCCCACCGATGAGGAATTGGCGGCAGGCGAAGGCTATCCGCCTGGCACCTGTCACTTTCCGCAGTACGGTGAAGAGTATTTCAAGCAACTCACCGCGGAACGGCGGGTGATCCGACTGCACAAGGGTTTTCCGAAGGCGACCTGGGAGAAGGATCCGGTCCGCAACAACGAGGCGCTGGACTGCCGGGTCTATGCCCGGGCCGCCGCAAGCATCTACGGCCTGGACCGATTCAAGGAGGTTCACTGGAAGCGGCTGGAGCAGGCCTTGGGTGTGGCGGAGCCTCCGTCAGAGCCGGAAGGCCCGGTGCGGCAGGTTCAGAACAAGCCCGAACCACGTAAGCCGACACGGCTGGCGCTCCGTCCACCCACCATCGCTGACGATCCCTATCTCTGAGAATTGGAAATGACCGACCTGAGCACTTTGAAACAGCGGCTCGCCGAGGCCGAGGCGGCGCTGCATCGTCTGATGACCGGCGAGCTGGAAGTCACGGTATCGATCGGGGGCTATGGTGCTACCACTTACGCCCAGACCGATATCGACAAGCTCAATGCTTACATCAGTAAGCTCAAATCAGAGATTGCCGCTATCGAGGGGCGACCACGGCGAGGTCCTTTGTTCATGAAATTCTGAACCACGACCGTGAGGTGTTATGAAACAGCAGATGATCCTGGGACCAGATGGCAAACCTCTGGTGTCTGATACAGCCCACCGCGCGGCATCAACGAGTGCCCGGGAGTTGTCCAGTTGGCGACCTATCGCGGGTTCGCCCGACGCCGATCTGCTGGGTGAGTTACCGACACTGGTATCACGCTCGCGGGACTTGGTACGCAACCATGGTGTGGCTGCGGGTGCCATGCAGACCCTGGTCGATAACGTCGTGGGCACAGGTCTGCGCCTGTCGGCATTGCCAGACTACAAGGCGCTGGGCAAAGACAAAGACTGGGCGGATGACTGGGCCAGAAAAACCGAGGCTCTATGGCGTAGCTGGGCGGATACCACTGAATGCGATGCGGCCCGGAGCCTGACCTTCAATGGTCTGACCACCCAGGTATTTCGCTCCGGCTTGGTCAACGGCGAAGCATTGGCTTTGCCGCTTTGGTTGCCCAATCGCGGCCATACCTTCGCTACCACTATTCAGTTGGTAGAACCTGATCGCCTGGGAAATCCTGGTGATCGGTTGAATGACAGCAAGATCCGGGGGGGTATCGAGGTCGATACCTATGGTGCGCCTGTGGCCTACTGGATTGCCAAGCACCACCCCGGTGATCAGTTTCTGGGGATAAGTTTTTCCTCCGAACAGTACGAACGGATACCGGTACGCACTCGGTTTGGCCGACTGCGTGTCATCCATGTCCACGACAAGGAGCGCACCGGCCAGAACCGCGGCAAACCGATTCTGACCGCCATCATGCCGCTGTTCAAGATGTTGGATCACTACGAGCGGTCGGAGCTGCAGGCGGCAGTGGTCAACGCGATGATTGCGGCCTTTATCGAAACCCCGCTGGATGGTGAGTCCATCAGTGAGATGTTTGGTGGTTCGGTCGAGGACTATATTGCTGCGCGCAACGAATGGCAGGTGAAACTCCAGGGAGGTGCGGTGATCCCGGTTTTCCCCGGCGATAAGGTGGCTCCTTTCACGCCCAGTCGACCGAACTCCGGTTACAGCAGTTTTGTGGAAAATGTCCTTCGCCACATCGGCACGGGGCTGAACCTGCCCTTTGAGTTATTGATGAAGGACTTTTCCAAAACCAACTACTCATCGGCACGCGCCGCTTTGATGGAGGCCTGGCGGTTTTTTATGGGTCGTCGTAGCTGGTTGGCCACCTACTGGGCAAAGCCCGTCTATGAGCTTTGGTTGGAAGAGGCTGTCAATAAGGGCCTCATCAAAGCTCCGGGTTTTTACGAAAACAAGGCGCTCTGGTGTCGCTGTAAGTGGATTGGTCCCGGTCGTGGCTGGATTGACCCGGTCAAAGAAGCCAGGGCTTCCAAGATCCGGTTGGAAATCGGGCTTTCCACACTGGAAGACGAATGTGCGACTCAAGGTCTGGATTGGGAAGAGGTGCTTGAACAGCGTGCTCGCGAGCAGGCCAAGATGCGTGAACTGGGTTTGAGCCCGGATTCCGTCTCCAGTGATGTGCAAACGCTGCCAACCCCGTCGACTGCTACTAACGAGTAACCCTATGAAATTCTGGAACCATGCGACCGGTGAGCCCTGGGCGATTACCGAATCGGCATTGAATAACATTCTAACGATCGCCTCGCGCCAGAACGAGACCATTGAGGTCGTATCGGCCCGGCTCGGCCGTGAGCTGGACAACAGCTATGTCAGTGAAATTCGGGACGGGGTGGCTATCATCTCTGTGGTAGGGCCTCTGTTTCGCTATGCCAATCTGTTCACGGCGATCAGCGGGGCCTCCAGTTACGAGATTCTCGCCAAGGATTTCAACACTGCACTGGATAACCCGGAGGTCAAGGGCATTGTGCTGGATATCGATTCGCCTGGGGGTGAGGTCAATGGCTGCGCCGAGTTTGCCAATATGATTTTCGAGGCGCGCGGCACCAAGCCCATCATCGCCTATACCTCGGGTGACGCAGCCTCCGGTGCCTACTGGATTGCCTCGGCCTGCGATGAAGTTGTCGTCTCCGAAACGTCTTCGTTGGGATCCATCGGTGTCGTTGCCGTGTATCGAGGGGGCAAAGGCGAGAACACTGTCGAGATCGTTTCATCCCAAAGCCCCTATAAGCGTCTAGATCCAAACAGTGACGATGGGAAAGTCAGGCTGCAGTCACGCATCGATGATCTGGCATCCGTCTTCATTGAAGCCATCGCCCGGCATCGCGGGGTCGATCCGCCGACGGTCGTTCGAGATTTCGGTGGCGGCGATGTGTTTATCGGCAAACACGCTGTCACACAGGGGCTGGCCGATAAGGTCGGCAGCCTCGAAAAGACTATCAGCAGCATTAACCCGTTTCAGAACCCCGCTCAAGAGCGGGGTTCTTCATTTCTAGCACTTGAGGACAGCAACATGACTGACAAAAACCACAAGGCTGAGGCCCCGAATCTGCAAACGCTCAGTCTTGATTCCCTGAAGGCCGACCATCCGCAATTGGTGGAAAGCATCAAAGCCGAAGGCCGCGATGAAGCGATGGAGGAATGTGTACGCCAGGGACGTCAACAGGAACGTGAGCGCATCGGTGCCATTATCGCGGCCGATGCCGCCAAGGGGCGCGAGCAGCTCGCGCAACATCTGGCTTTTGCCACTGACATGGCCGCCGAGATGGCGTTGGCGACACTGGAGGCCGCACCGACTAAGGCCGAGGTGAAAACAGCGGCTTCCGTGACCGGGTTTGAACAGGCCATGGCCTCGGTCAACAACCCGGCCATTGATCCCGACGGCGGCGAGCATGAGGAGGATGACGCCGAAGCAGTGGCTAAACGTATCGCCCGATTCTCTCAAGGAGGTGCAGCATGAGTCTTCCAGGCATTGCAGAAGGTTTTACCGATCAAGGTGCGCACACGCCAGACAATTTGATTGCTGGCGAATTTCCACGCATCAGCCGAATCGTGACGGTGACCGGTGGCACAGCATTGCCGCAAGGCGCGGTCCTTGGCCGTATTGCGGCAAATGGCTTCTACCAGCTCAGTGATGCAGGCGCCAATGACGGTTCGGAAGAGCCCGATGCCATTTTGGCGGAGCCTGTCGATGCCACCACCGGTGATGTACAGGCGCACGTCTACTTCGCCGGTGAGTTCAACGCCCGCGCCTTGACGCTGGGTGCGGGGCATACGCTAGAAACCGTCGCCACAGGTTTTCGTCAGCGCTCACTCTTTCTTCGCAACAACCAGGCTTAACCAGCAATAGGAATTACTCATGGATATTTTTTCTACGCATGTGCTAAACCGTGTGGTCGAGCATCTGGATTGTCCAGCGTCCTTCTTGCTGGATACCTTATTCCCGTCGATTCAAACCGAGGATAGTGAAGAGATCCACTTCGATATCGACAAGTCCAAGCCTCGCCTGGTGCCTTTTGTATCGCCCCTGGTTGAAGGCAAGGTTGTTGCCACGGAGGGCTTCGAAACCCGTAGCTTCAAGCCCGCCTATGTGAAGGACAAGCGGCGCTTTGACCCCAATGCTCCGCTGAAGCGCCAGATCGGCGAGACCATCGGCGGTAACCTGAAGCCGATGGATCGACGCGAAGCCGCGTTGAACCGGGCGCTGACCAATCAGGTCGAGAATCTGACCCGTCGTGAGGAAGTGATGGCTGCAGAGGCCTTGCGTACCGGCAAGATCACCGTCTCCGGTGAGGACTATCCAACGCAAATTATCGATTTCCAGCGTGATCCGGCGTTGACGCTGGCACTGACCGGTGCCACCCGCTGGGGTGAGGCCGGCGTAAAGGTACTCGATGACATCGAAGACTGGGCGGGGATGGTGCAGATCAAGTCAGGGGCTGCGGCACGTACCGTTGTTATGGACCCGCTGGCGTGGCGTGTATTCAAGGCTGACGAAAAGGTGGAACGACTGCTGGAGCTGCGTCGAGGCACTTCCAACACGTTGATCATCGACCCGATTCTGCGTGGACAGGCGAATGACAAGGCGCGTTATGTAGGGTCGGTTGGAGACTTCGATTTTTGGGTCTACAACGACACCTATGTCGATGACGACGGCATGGCACGCAACATGTTGCCTGAATACACGGTGCTGCTCGCCAGCCAAGGCATGCTGGAGGGCACCCGCTGTTACGGCGTGATCCAGGATGAGAAGGCGGGCTACCGCGCCAGCCGCTATTTCACCAAGTCCTGGCTGGAGGAAGACCCAGCAGTGCGCTGGCTGCTGATGCAGTCTGCGCCACTGGTGGTGCCTTACCGGCCGAA